GCCTTGGCGCCTACGTAGCTCACCAGCTTGTTCACGCCAGCCTTAATCTGGTTTCCACGCTTGGTCCTCAGTAGGGCCTTGACGGCCTCCTCGCCCTTCTTGTACTTTGGTGCGGTCATATCATTACCTCTTAATTTTTTCCTAGGACCTTAATAAAAGATGAAGAACATTCTGGAGTCCCGCACCCGTCAGGAGGCTCTGTACAACCTGCTCGTGTTTGTTGCGTTCGTGATCCTCATGACCTTCATCATGAAGTTCCTGTGGAACGGCACCCTGGTTCCCCACATCACGATCCTCAAGCCAGTCGACACGCTGCTGCAGACGTTCCTGCTGTCTGTGGGTATTGCGCTGTTCCGTCTATAAATAATTACAGTCCAAAATTAGATGGCTCCTAAGGTGACTCTCACCTGCTTCGCAGGCCGGAGACGCTACCTCGAGATCCTGATTACGTACGTGAACGAGCTCATCGACAAAAGCCTTGTCGATGAGTTTCACCTTTGGGATTATACGCGCGATCCAGAAGATGCCAAGTGGATTCAAGAAAATTGCCAAAAGTACAAGATTTTTGAAGTCCAGGATAAGAGCACCTGGAAAGAGTACTATGAGTACTATGGGAACCTGAAATGGACTGATCCTATGGCAATCTATATCAAGTGCGACGACGATATAGTGTTCATAGATGTCGACGCATTCAAGGGGTTCTTGCATAACCGCATCGAGAACCCTAATGACCTACTGGCGTTTCCATCTATAGTTAATAATCATGTGACTTTTATTATTCAACAAACTATGGGTCTATGGTCGACCTTAGACGGTCAAGTACTAGAAAGCCACGAGGCCATAGCCGATGGTATTCATGGCGCTTTTTTGGAAGATCCCACAAATTTCATACAAAATTCCAGGGCTCTGTTCCCACGTAAGTGCGTAATCAACAAAAATTCACCCATTCATATTAATATAAACTTCTTCGCCATTCTCGCCAAGGATCTTCACGTCTTTACGACGTGCTGGGAGAATGATGAACTGAACCTGGCCCTCTATATACCACGTTGGTCCGGGCGTAATAACTACATAGACCCTTCTTTTGTCGTTTGTCACATGGCTTTTGGGCTCCAGCGAGACGCTGGGTTCAATGAAGAGCCTCATCTCGAGAAGTACCTAGAGCTCAGTGTAGCCGCTAAGAACCTCACCATTCTGTAGGATGGTCGGGTATCCGTTCACAAATCCAGGGCAGGACTCGGTGTCGCAGTCCGTGAAGGTGTAGGGGATCCCCTTGGCCTTCATGTACTGCTCCTGCTTATTGCACCATGGGCAACCATGCGACCCGTAGATGATGATATTACCCTTGTCAACTACGGAGCGCCCACTGACGTCATCAGCAAAAGATGTACCCTTGTACAAAATCAGAGCGAGAGCCACGAGGACCAGGACGGCTACGACCCAGATCTTTTGCATTTATATTCTCAACTAAAAAGTTTCTTGGCGATTTCCGCTTTGGAACGGAGCCCTTTAATGTTTCGACCCTTGTTCGCGGCCATGCGCTTCAGCTCCTCCATGGAGAAATGGAGATTGGCGTAGACCCACCGGCCCGACGAGTTGGACTTGACCTTCGCACGGCCCGACGAAGGACTCAATTTGAAATTAGAATTCTTCGCCTTGGGCTTGGGGGGACTGGGCGCCTTGGGCTTGGGCTTCGGGGGAGGGCCCAGAGGGCTCAGTGGAGATGGGAGCTTGGCTGGACTCGGTGAAAACGCCGCCAGACCACGGTTAATGCGATTCTCCACCTGATTTATAGCCTTGACGCGTGCGCGGTACCGGGCGTTTGTATAGGACTCGTTGGCCGGGCCGTTCTGGGACGTACGGATCTTCTCAACGAGGCGATTGAATTTATTGGACCGAAGAATCTCACGTGGAATAGGGGCGCGCTTGCGTTTTTGAAGCACGGCGCCAATGTTTTGCCGCGTGGCTGTACGGGCCGTGAAGTTCTTCTTCACAGCCTTGGGTGGACTCGCGCGCACCTTGCGAAGTCTGGCCTTGGCGGCCCGCAGGTTGTAGCCCGTGATGCGCGGTTTGGGTTTGGGGCGCGGTGCCGCCTTTAGCTTCGCCTTGGCCCTGCGCAATTGGGCCGACGTCACCGCCTTGCTGTTCTTCTTGACCGGCTTGAGCTGCGCCTTGGCCTTTTGCAAATTTAGAGACGAAATACGCTTGACCTTGACAAGCCTGAGCTTCGCCTTGGCCGCCTTGAGGTTCGGTGACGTGACGCGCTTCTTTCCGGAGAGGAAAGGGTGGCTCAAAATCTCGGCCAGTGAAGGCAGGCCAGCGCACGGGTCTCCGTACTTGAGCCGCCATTGAACGACGTGGCTGTTCGTCTCCCCCCGATAGCCTTCGGGGACGGCCCGTTTCAAGAACTCGATGGCCGCGGGGTGATCGGCCGGAGCGTGCTTCATGGCCCAGTCGAGCATTTCATTCAGAAATAGGTGGTGGTCATATCTCTCGTCAGTATTGGGACCGACGCCCCAGAAGGAAGCCGTCTTGGTCCCGTTGGCCGTGTTGACGGCGGGATTGGTACCCGACTTTTTCAGACGGGACCACCCAAAGTCACCTAGGAGAAATCCACGGTCTGCGACGAACACATTCAGCATGTGAAGGTCGTTGTGTCTGAAATCAGGGTAAACCTTCTGGATTCTGAAAAGGGCCTTGAGAACGTCAGAGATGATGTGAGCCATGACACCGTCGGTCACATGGGCGCGCTTTTTCAGCCAATCATTGAGCGAGCCGCCGCTGGCGTACTCCATGAGGAGAATCCCCTGCTTCGACTTGTCGTACCGGGCCGCATTCTGGACATTGGGCATATTCATCTGAGTCGGGGTGATGAAGTTCTCACAGCGCATACTCTTGTAGACGCGCACGACGTTGGGCGACAGAATCTGAACTGCGTCCTGAATATTGAATTCGACATCGACGGGTTGAGGCTCGTGACGCTTTGCGGCCATGAGGTCACGGGGGGCGACCTTCACGGCGAAAGGTCGTTTGTTGCCACCGAGCTGCTTGGCGGTGAACACTATACCCTGGCGACCCTTGCCGATCGGCGTCATCGAATCCAAAGAGGATTTGAGCTGATCGCACGACATGGCCCATTCGTTCTTGGGGGTTATGTTGGGAAGCTTTGTGTAAGGGTGGAGTTTGGGCGCCGGGTACTTCCAACCACCTGGAGGCGTTTTCCGCCCCGGATGATATTTGATATGGGGTGGGGGGATGGCTTTGTACTGTACCGCCTTTTTAGGTGGCGAAGGGGGTGCGGGCCGGAAGTACTGCTTACCTTCTTTATTTACAAAGGCGACCATCTTCTTGCCGTTGACCATTCGCTCGAATGGCTTGAGCTTGATGCCACCTGGTTGAACAGCCCCACGCTTGGCCTTGTAACGCGTTGGGTTCGCCACCTTGTTTGGGTGGGCCTTGAGCCACGCGATGGCCTGACCCTTGCTGACGATGTGGGCGGGGATGTTAATCTCTGTGTTACCGGCGTTGTTGCGACGAAACACATAGTGGCGACCGTTACGGTTCGAAATTGTAAATTGTCTGGAGTTGATCCAGCTCATTATATCATATTACACATATTTTGTTAGAGTTCAAAGTCTGGTATCCGCTCACTCCGCATCTGGGTCGGTCTCGTACTCGACCTCACTCTCCTTGTCGGAGACGGGCTCCTCGGCGGCGGGAAGAAAGGCGCACGGCTTCAGCTTGTTGGTCGGCGAGAACATCACCTGATGAACGCGCACAGACACGCCGACGCCAGCCGGAGTGCGCCAAATCTGGTTGAGCTCGATGATGGCACTGACCGACTGACCCTTCTCCAGGTCCGTCAGGGGTACAGACTGACGCGCGGCGCTGTACGCCTCCGTGGCGATGGTGCCGTCCTTGTTCAGCAGCACCTTGAGGTTCAGCGTGGGCGCGTAGCCCTCCTTGGAGCTCGGCTTGACGCACGACTTGTACATGCCCTCGGCAATCACCTCGCGAGACATCTTCTTGCCCAGAATCTCCTCAGAGTTGGCGGCCAGGTGGTCCAGGACGCGCGCGTCAAACTTGGAGAGGGCCTCGACAATCTCAGGCTTGTCCAGACTCAGGGGCAGGCTGTAGCTGATACGACCGGACGACTCGTCCTTGAACTCACTCAGTCCAAAAGGGGCGCGCAGAGCCGGCAGCTGGAAGATCAGCTTCTTGTTGCCAGGCCCGTTGAGGTACACAGCCTTGCCACCCTTGGCATTCTTGTACACGGAAGAGAAGGTGACGTCAGCGGAGTTGAAGGAGGAGAACATCTGGAGAGCCATGTCTTTGCTTATGGTTCTTCTACGGTTCAGGGCTTTATGTGGCTTGCACATGACACCAATTTCTCGAGGTGGCACTTTTTTTCGAGGTCTCTAGTAAACATATGGATTTTTTTACACGGAAACCCTCTTCCCCATTCAGTTCCGTGGCGGCCAAGAACAGAGTGACGAGCGCGTTTTCTCAATTTGGAAACGCAAACTACAAGGCAATTATTGCGGCCAGCAACCAGTCGCCAAACGCCAACGCTCTTCGCACCAACGCGAACGCCAAGGCTGTGAGTGCTAAAAATGCCGCTGTGAATTACGCAAATGCAATTGCCCGTGAGAGCGCGCAAAAGGCCATTAATGCCAAAACTCGTGGTGTGGCGCGGACGAATGCATCCAATGCCGCAGTAGCGGCCAATGTCGCCAAAGTCCTTGCTGGGCTCAAGGTGACCAACTCCACCAACCCAAGTGCCAATAACCAGGCTAAAATTCGTGCCATTATAAAGACCGTCAACAATCGTCGCCTTTTGCCAACATTCGTTGGGACGACGCGAGTGTCACCCCAGATTAGAGCGAAACTGCAGAGCATACTCGATGCCACCGGGGGGCTCGGTGCGGCGAGTGCCGCAGTGGGATCGGCTGCACTGCCAACAGGTGCGAACAATTTCAAGCCAGCAAATGCAAATATCCTATCTAATGGCCTTGTTGGTTACAAAAACAAGGGTAACGGATTATACATGAAGGTTCAAAGATCCGCCTCTAACGCATCAAATTGGGCCCGGGTAAATACCACTAATTACGTGAGGGGTAACTCGGGTAACTTCTCACCCATCGCCTCCGCCCTCTAAAACAATTTCCTCCCTAAATACTAAAGATGTACGCCCAGAAGAAGATTGTGCCCTTTGCGGTTTTCTTCGCCGTGGCGCACCCCGAGACCTTCAAGCTGACCCGCCGTCTGGCAGGCTCGTGGATCTCCAGCGCGGAGGGTCTGCCCACGACGGCTGGTCTGCTCCTGCACGCTCTGGTGTTTGTGCTAGTGGCTAGCTTCGTGATGCGCCTGATATACGGTGGCCGCAAGTCGGGTTACGAGCCCGCGTCCATCGAGGCCGAGGGCGACGACATGGCCTGGATGAGCACGTCCATGGGCCCAACCCCAGCACCCGCCCCAGCACCCGAGGCGGTCCCACGCGACTACACCAACCTCTTCAGCTCGATCCTTGGTGCGACCGGCATGAACAATTTTGATCAGTATATGTAAATGATAGTTCCATTGCTAACTTTCGTCCTCGTCGCCAATCCCATGGCATTCAAGTTTACCCGTGGGATCTTCGGTGATTGGGTCGCTGGTCCAGAGGGCCTGGCTACGATTCCAGGTCTTCTGCTCCATGCACTCGTGTTCCTATTTTTGGTAAAAATTCTGGGCCCAGGTCGGTCCAAGTTTACTACCCGCGGTGCTCAGCAAGATCAGGAGATTAGACACTGGCAGGGGCGCAGTGAGCTGACCCAGCCAAAATATGTCGTTACAATGTAAGGATGACCCTGAACTACCTTGTGCCATTCGTTCTTTATGCAGTCGTCGCGAGCCCAGCAACCTACAAGCTGACCCGGGGCGTCGCAGGCTCGTGGATCGCCAGCGCCGAGGGCCTGGCCACCGTCCCAGGCCTGCTCCTGCACGCACTGGTGTTCGTGCTGGTGGCGGGTTACCTCATGCGCCTGCTGAACCCCCGTGCGTCCGGTTACGGTCACATGATGGGCAAGTCCGGTTACGGTCACATGATGATGTAGGCTCAGGGCGTCTTCGTTCCCAGCAAAGATCTAGGCAATTAGTAAATGAAGTTCAAGAGAAACCAGCTCATCGCAATTTTGATCCTGATTATCATCTTTCTTTTGTGGCGTCGCACCACGTCGGGATTCGGTTACGGCATCGATGGCCTGACGTGGCCGCTCGGCCCACGGTGCATGAACCCGCTCGGGTGCCCAGCCTTTGGTTCTCCAGACCTGGAGCCAAAGTAAAATCTAGAACTCCTCGTCAAACCGAATGGAGTCGCCTTCGGTAACCATATGCTTTGAATAGTCCCCGACCCGCTTCTCGAAGAAGTTGGTCTTCCCTTCCAACGAGATGGTCTCCATCCAGTCGAAAGGGTTCTTTGCGTTATAAATGGGTTTCTCCCCGAACTGATTCATCAAGCGGTCAGCCACAAACTGTATGTACTGTGTCATTTCTCCAGCGTCCATACCTATAAGTTTGCATGGAAGTGCTTCTGTGATGAACTCGCTCTCCACCTCACAAGCCCACTGAACAATCTTGTGAATATCCTTGGAAGGGCATTTTTCCACAAGGTGTGAATAGAGCGTCACTGCAAACTCCTGATGAAGACCCTCGTCCCGAGAAATCAGCTCGTTGGAGAAACTCAGGCCGGGCATAAGGCCACGCTTTTTGAGCCAGAAAATAGCACAGAATGAGCCAGAGAAGAAGATTCCTTCCACGCAGGCAAAAGCTATGAGACGCTGTGCAAACGAGGCTCCAGGACTCATCCATTGCATGGCCCATTCTGCTTTTTGTTTAACTGCAGGCGACGTCTCTATGGCCCGGAACAGACTCGCCTTCTCCTCTTGATCCCGTACGAGCTTGTCAATCATGAGCGAGTACGTCTCAGAGTGAATCGACTCGTTGAAGCTCTGGTACGAGTAAAATGACCGAGCCTCGGCAATTTGAACATCCTTTGAAAAGTTCATGTCGATATTTTCCATCACAATTCCGTCAGAGGCGGCGAAGAAGGCCAGGACCATCTTGATGAAGTGACGCTCCGAGTCATTTAGTCGGTCCCAGTCCTTCAGGTCCCCCGCCAAATCAATCTCCTCGACCGTCCAAAAAGAGCCAATTGCTTTCTTATACAGTGCCCAAAGGTCTGGGTACCGTATAGGAAAGGTTGTGAAACGCGCGGTGCTCGGGTCAAGAATGGGATCGGGGGCCATCTTACTAGAGTCGAGGCTAATTTTTTTAAGACTTGCGGTACGATTTCCAAGTATTGCTCTGCTGCTGAGCCCCTGGTGTGTTCCACGTGGACAGAGAGAACTTGTAGCAAGGACCCGAGGCCGTGTCCGTCACCGAGATTCCTCGTGAAAATCCGGCACAGTCCGTATCCACCGTACACGCCTGCTTGCACACGTCGAGAGAGCCGGTGGCTATGGCGGATCCAGTGTTACCGACCCAGTAATTCTGCGCCGTGTATGTCGGGCCAAAAGCGGATGGCGTTTGACCGATGGGTGCAGACCACACGACCGCGGGCGTCGCATCAAAAATGAGGAGGTTGCCGTCATCCTGAATGCTGAGTGTAAAAGGTCCAGTGCCCTGTCCACCCACACCCCATGCGGGTGACACGCTATACTCCGAAGAGTACAAACCGAGTGATCCGTCATTCTTGAGCATCACGACGCCGTTAATCACCGGGGCATTGGGTGACGCGAAGAGTTGCTGGGTGCCCTTCATAATCTGGACAATTCCATATTGATAAATGAATTTAGACTGACCGTTGGGGCTCACGAGCATCGCTCCATCCCTAAGTGATTCGCCGCTCTTGAGCGTCTGCTTGCCAGATGAAGGCGCAGGCGCGGGGGCTGGCGCAGGGGCCGGCGCCTGAGCCGGTGGGGGTGGAGGAGACGGTCCTGATGCAGTCCCGGCCGCGGCTCCGGTCGCGGTCCCACCACCTGGAGCCGATGCGCAGGCTGGCGCGGGGACTGGGATGACGTTCGCGAGGAATACCAAAATTCCAATTGTCAACAAGATGCCCACTAAAAGAGCAACTACGGCGGACACCATCTAGTATAAGGAAACAAAAAGTTATAGAATTATATCATGGAGGAGATTGTACATCGGTTAGCGCTCCGCCTCAAAATGCACAACGTGAGCGGGAGCATCATGCATCACGTTGCTCTGCTCAAAAAGGCCGTAGATCAAACAGGCGCAAATTCACATATAGTGAAGGGCTACTGTGTCATCCCGGAAACGAATGAAGCCTGTGAACATTATTGGGTCCGTGTGGACACCGGCGATCCAGACTTGCCGCTTGACCTCGACGTGGGCTTTGCGGTGGCCAAGCTCCGCAACCCAGAGCTCATGGCTCTGAATCCCGTCCTCTTGGAGACTCTTCCTGAGGGCTTGACTCGGTCTGATAAGGAGGAGTTGTTGATTCGTGCCGAGAACCTTCGCTTGTTTGAACTCTTCCAATCAAACTCCAAAGCGTTTTGGCGCGAGGCTCCGAAAGACGTGGCATCCTTCCGCGTAAATTGAGCTCGTCGATCGACTCGCGTTTTGGCGTCAAACTCGACACGGCGGCCGACGCGAGGTTCAGGAAGCTCATGGGCTGCGGGAGTGGCGGCTGCTCACCGAGCTGTAGGTAATTGGAAATCTTCTTCTCAATTGGGTTTGACTGTTCGAGAGCCGCATTGAACTCACCGAAGCAGTCCTGAAGGAACGCCTGACCCTCGGTCGCACGTTGTTCCCGGTCGATGCTGAGCTCCTTGGAAATCTTGAGCGCCAGGCGCTTCATGAGAACCTGTGAACGCAGGGAATTAGCCATCTTCTCGTTAATCTTCATATAGAGCTGGATCGACCCGAGGATGCCGGTTCCGGCCGAAAGCACGGCGTTGAGGATACTGACGTATGTCTGCGTCAAGAATTCATTGAGAGAAATAGCCGTCAGGGCGTTGATGGAAGATATGACGAGTATGGGGATGTTGAAACGCGATGATAGTGTATGATAGTACTGATAGTCTTTATTGAAATATGTGGAATAGGCATTGCATTGCTTTTCGATCTTAGCAAGGAACTCCTCCTCTTTATCGTGCCAAGGATCTTCCCTCATCTTACTATTTGTCTCCATAATTTTACGCAGCCAGAACAAAGGCCTGGACCTGACGCACTAGAAGAACTTCGAGTCGGCCTCGATCTCCACGAGGTTTGTGATGCGGCCTGGAAGTGAACCCTTGACCCCCTTGTAAATCATGTTGAACACAGGGTTGCTATTGGTCACCTTGATCTTCTCGAGTAGGTTTTTGTCCGGGCGAATCTCCACCATGAGCTTCATCAGGTGCACGGCCATCTCTGAGTTTAGTTTTGAAATTGGGACCCCCTTGAGGTTCAGCTCGATAATCTCGGTGAGACCATTCTTCTCGACGTATTCATCGAGTTGAGCCACGACGGGCCCCACCTCTTGCATAAACGCAACCGTCTCTTCGACCGTCTTGGGTTGGCGTTCAATGTATCGGGCCCCAAGAAACTCGATCAAGAGATGCGACCCTTGTGGGTAAAAGACCAATAAATCGGCCATCTTATGATTTTGGGTCGTAAATTGTTTAAGTGAATACAATGAGGGCTCGAACATGACGCGGAATGGCCAGACTGATTGGACGGTACAGGTTCCGGAAGATGAACCCTGAATTTTGGAACTCAATTGCTTGAAGCAGCATATCTTCCCGTGTAAAATAGAAGACGTCAACGAGGAGTTTGGTCAAGGAGCGCACGTCGAGCCAAAACAGGTTCGCGCCAGCAAGGTCCGCCCTGATCACCATAGTCTTGCATCTGGTCCTGATGTCAAGGATCAGTTCCTTGACATCATCGAACCTGACATGCTGGTGCTCTATGAATTTCTTGATGGAAATGTCGACATCCACGTGAAGGTTCTCGTCTATACTCCATGTGATGAAATCCATATTAAAATATCGAAAGATTTTCTGTACTAAAATTAAACGATGCATGAGGCTGTGAAAGTCCTGGGCATCATGTGGGTCGGTGTCCTCACTTTTGCTTTCGCATTTTTGATATCTAAATTCCTGGACAAAATGACGCCTCCACTTGACCGGTCCAAGGGCAAGGCCCGCACCTTCCTCGAGGTTTGCGTTCAGTTTGGACTCGTTGGGGCTATCCTCTACTGGTCTCGGGTCCTCATAAAGAATGTGCCGTTCCCTCTTGAGGGCTGGTACGGTTACGATCACGCTGCTCTCGGGGAGCTGCGGTCCCTGCCCCTTTTCGTATTCATATTCATGTTCTTTCAGGCGCGCGCTCAGGAGAAGATGCGGTACCTGAGTACTTGAAGCACTCCCATAGGTGCCGGGCCTGCCTGGGCGCCGATAAAGCCGAGAACTCGTCGATGCTGTACTCGTCACCCATGGACCTGTTGCACTTGCCACAGATGGGCCGAAGGTTGTTGATGTCAGTAGCTCCTCCTTTACTCTCTGGTTGGTTATGGCCGCACTCAAAAGAGAAAGGCGTCATAACGTTCTCACACCACGTCACGAGGCACTTGTGCTTGAAGAGCCGGTCACCGCACCACAAGAGCCACACCTGCTCACGCAGCGCTGCTGGAATTTTCACCTTCATAATTTATTATTCGCGGCAAACTTTAAGGCTTGGAGAAACACATAAGGATTCGGCCAAAGAGCGACTTGGGCGGCTTTACGAGGTCGAGCCGGCCAACCTTCTCTTGAAACTCCTGGTTCTCACCCCGACCAGGGACTTCATAATTTCCATTCTTAATTGCGTCAACCTCGAGCCGAGACAGTGTCACGGACCCGACGCGAAAGTCCTCGAACGCCTCGCAGGTTACGGGGCACAGGGGCTTGATGAGATCATAGACCTGGTTCGCCAAGTCCCGAATCTCCTTTTGGGCGTGATCCTCGATGCGAAGCTCCAAAAAGTGAAGCAGGTTATGGAGGTTAATTTTCCAGTAAAATTCGGTGAAGGTGCTCTGGGGCAGGTGAGCCCGGGCCAGCTCACGCGACACACCCTTCTTGATGAGCTCGTCGTAGGTGTGAAATGCCAGATCGCACGAAGCCTTTTGCTTGGCCAGGAGGTTCGCACCTCCCTCGCCGTAGGGCTCCTCCCCACCTTGCCCACGGCCCGTGGACTGCTTGCGGAGCTCGTCGGGAAGGAAGAACTCGCTTGGAACCACAGAGTACCGAGCCGACAGCTCGTTCACGCTGGCCGTACGGTGACGCAGCCACTGGCGCGCCACGAAGATGGGAGCCCCAATATGAAACTTGAATTCGACCATCTCAAACGGCGTCGTGTGCTTGTGGCGCATGAGATAGCGGATGAGGGCCCGGTCGTCGCTCACGGACTTGGTGCCGGCCCCGTAGGAAACACGAGCGGCCTGGACGATCGCCGCGTCGCCGCCCATCGAGTCCACGAGACGGACGCTCATTTTACTTTTGTAGCGAGTCTATGTTTTAACCCAATCGAGCCGATCGCTCTTTGCTAAATTATCCGCGGCCCAAAGAGGCTGCAAGTTCGTCCAGTGAAAGCACTTCTTCTGCTCTTCAGGGTCCTCGAGGTTGAATGAGGCGCACGGGCGGACGTGATCTATATGCCACTCACCGTAGTTTTCCCATGTCATTTCTTCAGTGAATTTAGATTCTAAATGTTTTAGAAGATCTTCTTTAGAACACCCTGTAAGCTCCATAGTTTTTCCTTTCTTTTCTTTCACTGCCATATATAGTCTACAGTGAAGCGCCATCATAACGCGATATTTAGGGTCTTCGTCTCGACGTTTTTGAAGATTTTTGCGCCGAGTGGCATTTATATTGTCTTTATTACGCTGATAGTTTTCACGTATTTTCTTGTTGTAAGATTCGGGATCTGATGCTCTCAGTGCCCTATCCGCGGCATTCAAACATGATTTACACGTCCGTGGTTTATAATATCCTCTTTTAGCAAATAGATTATAATCCTTTTGTTCTTTACATTTATTACAAAATAATGTTTCGTTTTCTTTTAGTGTCCACTTAGGTTTGCGGCATTCTTTACACGCCCCTCTTTTACCTTCTGAGCATTTAGGATCGTTTGGAAAATCTTCCAAAGGTTTTGAAGTTTCACATTTGGAGCACTCCTTCTCCATTGGTAAGAGCATGAGACAATTTTTTAACTGGAGCTAGACAGTTAAAAAATCGCCCCCGGTGAGAATCGAACTCACAATCTACAGGTTAACAGCAACGTCTTTACTGACGCCTTAACCAATTAGGCCACAGGAGCCTGGAGAACCTTTTAACGACGTGCTCGGGTCGTTCTGACTTGGGTGATTCGAACACCCGACCAGCGGAGCTACAATCCGTTGCGCTCTAGTGAAAATACCACTGCGCCAAAGTCAGATGAACCTTTTAACGACTTGTTCAGGTCGAAATTCTTCCACTGAGGATCGATCTCAGGACCTCCCGCTTACTAAGCGGACGCACTACCACTGTGCTATGGAAGAAGGTTCCAGCGTGAATCGAACACGCATTAACAGAGTCAGAGTCTGTTGTACTAACCGTTATACTATGGAACCACCGGCCTGCGATTCAATATTTACATTTATAAATATATTCCTGATTTTACGCAGGGAAAAATGGCCTTGACGTGTGTCGATCACGTTACCTTCAGATCTTCAGTCTGACGCTCTTCCAGATGAGCTACAAGGTCTGACCTTGGCGGGGGTCGAACCCGCGACTTCGGGCTAGCCTCTAAACATAAGACCCGCACTCTAACCAACTGAGTTACAAGGTCGGGGGACTTCTAGAAGGCCCGCACTCTATCCAACTGAGTTACAAGGCCTTAGATGGTATAAATCTTCCTGGCCCCATGGACCGCCTGCCTGCAGCCAGGGCACGTCGTCTTTGAGCGGGTCTGGGACCAACAACGCTCGCAGATGACGTGCCCACATGGATCAATGAACAAGTCAACAAGTCGGTCCAAACAAACAAAGCACGTGAATTTGCCGTACCTTTCAGCGCCCGTGTCCATCAGCACCTTCTTCATCGCCTCGACCCTACCCGCAGCTTCCCCACATTGTTGAGACAGGGCCGAGATGCCCTCTTCGGTCTCGTAGTTGTCTAATACTTCAGTGAGGGTGTCCTTTAAGCCCTGTGAACTTACGTTATCGAGCATCATGCGAACAACTCCAATTTCCTCCTTCTTTTCTCCAAGTTCAGCGAGCTTCGAAACCGACTCGATCCTGGCCTGCGTGAATTTCAGTTTGAAATCCATGAGGGTCTTTTCAAACTCGATCCATTCTGGGTCAAGCTCGCATGGTATGGGCGTGACGTACTCTTGGGGTCGGGGAGCCAGGCTCTCTATAAGGCTTCGCGCGTCCAGGTACGCAAAGTTCATTACTCGGGGGGCTGATAAAAAGCAATGGGATTTTCCTCAACAAAAATGTTCCGGAATATAAATGGCTGACGCTGTCCTTCTCGCTATTATGGCTATGGCCCTGATTTTGTTCTCCATCCAGGAGATGCTTGTGCCCACGAAGCGGACCATTGGCTCGATCGTGACGCGCGCACTGACGATCGGCGTCATTGGCCTGTACCTGCTGTACCTGTATCAGGAGATGGGAAGCGCAGGCGGCATGGGCGCCGGCTACGGCATGGGCGGCGGTGCAGGCTACGTGCCCATGTAAAACACCCCTTGACAGGCTCGGGTTCCAGGTGGGTATATTTCCATACAGAATCAATGAGGCCCGATCCAATGAAGCGCCCCAGTGCCTCGTCACCCGTCAGGGCGTGGACGTGGGTCAGTACGGCCCTCGTGTCATCAACATTAAGTTCCCAGAGATCGTGAATGTACTCGACCATAGTGAATATTGTTTCACAATTGTGGAGTACCAACTGATGAGCGTAGCGTTTCATGTTCACGTCCCGCGCAGCATCCAGGACGGCCGTGATCGAAGCACCTGGACCGAGCCGTGTACGAATTTCATTCATTAATTCGCGGTCAGCAAGATCGACCCGAGCAACGAGATCGTCCATTTAATTTCCCTAGAGTATATTAAATGGCTAACCTTAACACGGTGTTCCTTTTTACCCTGGCGATGCTGCTAGCGATCCTGGCGGTGTTCAGCGGCCTCGAGTCCCGGAACCCCGCGCCAGCGTACCCGGCCCAGGGCTACTTTGCCATTCTGTACGCTGCGGCCGCGGTTGGCCTTGTGCTATATAAAATGAGAACTCCCTAAAATAGTAAATGAACTACCGTCACTTGCTTGGTCACATTGACGGCGTCTGGGTCTCCAAGGCGGAGCACCTGGAAAAGGTAATGAATCGAATCGCTGAAAGGTGCGGGTTTACTGTCGTAGGCCGATCCTTTCACCAATTTGAACCCCACGGGACGACGGGAGTTCTTGTGCTCTCAGAGAGTCATTTTAGTGCCCACACATATCCTGAACAGAATCGCATTTATATAGACGTTTTTTGCTGTAGCACCAATTTCAATCCTGAATTGACGTCCTGTGTAATTGAGGAGGAGTTTGCTGCGCTGAGTGGCGAGTGGCGCGTGTCTACGCGATGACGATCCCAGGAACCTTGATCGTTCTTGGGGCCGAAGCCCGTTTTCAATTTCGCAATTTCGCTCTCAAATTCAAGACGCAACGTCTAGTTGGAGAAGGCAAGGCCACCCATGCCAGACTGGATGCGCAGGATGTTGTAGTTCACCGCGAACATCTTCTGCAGGGAGTTCACCGCAATCGACTTCATGTTGATCGCCACCTGGGCGTTGTCAATGCGAGAGAAGTTGCAGGTGCCGGTTGGCTGGTGCTCCTCGGGCTGCAGCGCGAAGGAGTACACGTAGATGCCTGGGTAGGGGGTGCCGGTGTGGTACACGTATGGCTGGTACTGGTTGAAGTACTTGCCCAGCTGCTCCTTGAAGCGGTCCTGGCCGTTCAGGATCACCTTGAAGTCGCGCAGGGGGCCAACCTCCACGTTGGGCTGCAGCAGAGCCGCGGCCGACACGTTGGAAGAGCCCTCCTCGACCCAGAAGACGTTCGTCAGGTTCAGGGCGTTGGAGGACATCACGTTACCCCACGAGGCGATGGCCAGGTGGGGAGCGCCAGCGGCGTGGGGCAGAACTGGGCCCAGAGCCCAAGGGGTGGGCGCGCAGGTCACCTGCACGTTGGCCGTGCTGGTGGAGAAGTTCCACATGGCGTTCAGGTTGGTGGACGCCGTGGTCGTGCCGTTCTGGTAGCACCAGACCAGCTCCTTCACTGGGTGGTTGAAGGACAGGCGGACCGTGGAGCTGGTGGAGGCGATGGCATCACCGCCGGTGTGCTGGACCTGCTCGATCAGGTACTCGTGGCCCTTCTGGGCGAAGCGGCGGCGCTCCTCAGTGTCCAGGTACACGTAGTTGGCCCACACCTCGAAGGTGGGGGTGGTGCCGAAGTAGCTCTGGATGTAGTTGCTCAGGTCGAAGTCCAGGCGGACCTCGTGGTACTGCAGAGCAATCAGGGGCAGGTACAGGCCTGGGTTGCGGTTGAAGAAGAACAGCAGGGGCAGGTACACGTAGGTCTTGTTGGTGGCCACGTCAGCCAGGGTCTGGGGAGACGACGTCATCTTGCCGTAGTTGATCTTGTCCGACTCGCCCAGGAACACCTCGGCGTACAGACGGAACCAGGTCTGGTAGTGCTTGTCGATGCGCTGGCCGCCGATCGTCAGCTCCACGGCCGCAATCGCGCGCTCAGCCACCCAGCACATGTCGTAGCCGGCGCTGTTGTTGGACGTCAGCAGCTGAGTGACGGCGGTGCCGGTCGTCAGCAGAGCCACGTACATGTTGCCGACCAGATCGCCGTTGCGGGCAATCGTCACGGACACGCGGCCAGAGTTGGTGGCAGTGCCGTTCACCGTCTGCTGGATGTTCTCCATCGCAAAGTTGGTGTGGCGCTTGTACACCGCCTGGAAAAAGGTCACCTTGGGCTGACCCGTAAGATACACATCCTGAGCACCGTAAGCAACCAGCTGCATAAGACCACCCGCCATTTGTAATAGTACTCAAGAAAAAAATTCCAGATGCAATCAGCGCGCATCTAGTTAGAGAAAGCCAGACCACCCAGGCCCGACGCGATCCGGAGCACGTTGTAGTTGACCGCGAACATACGCTGGAGCAGGTTCGAGGGCATGCCCGTCTTGAGGCTCACGGCAACCTGGGCCATGTCGATGCGGCTAAAGTTGCACGCACCGCTGGGCTGGTGATCCTCGGGCTTGATGGCGAACGAATACACGTAGATGCCTGGGCTTGGCGATCCATGGTGATGCGTGTAAGGCTGGTACTGGTTAAAGTACTTGCCGAGCTGCTCTGCCGCACGCTCCGTGCCGTTGAGCAGGAACTTGAGCTTGTGCAGAGGGCCCACCTCGTAACCGAAGGTGACGTTGGTGGAGACGTTGGCCAGGCCGCTCTCGACCATGAACACGTTGCCTGAGAGCACGTTGGACTGGACCGAGATGGTGTTGCCTGTACCGACGTTGCTCGTGCCGTTCACGTATAGACTGGTGGCAAATGGTAGAGGGACGGACAGGAAGGGAGCCCCGACCGTGTTGGGGGCGAATGGCGTCAGAGAGCCCGCCAGCTTGGAGGGATCGCACGTCACGTTGACGTTCGACACGCCCGACGAGAAGTTCCACATGGCGTTACGGTTGGTCAGGGGGGCCGAGTCCTGATAGCACCAGATCAGCTCCTTGACTGGGTGGTTGTACTGCATACGGACGATGGCTGGCGAGTTCTCGCTCGAGCCGATGACTGGGTCACCACCCACATGCTGGACCTGCTCGATCAGGTACTCGTGGTTGTTCTTGGAGAAACGGCCACGCTCCTGCTCCTCGAGATAAACGTAGTTGGCCCAAACGTCGATGGGATTGGTGCCGAAATAGCTGCTGTAGTAATTCGTAACTGAGAAATCAAGACGGACCTCATGGTACTGCAGGGCAATCAGGGGCAGATACAGGCCTGGATTGCGGTTGAAGAAGAACATCAGGGGCAGGTACACCTTGCCCACGCTGGTGACGCCAACGTTGTTCGTCACGGGCATGGACGTCATACGGCCATAGGCCAGCCGCTTGGTATCGTCCAGGAACACCTCGGCATAAAGACGGAACCACAGCTGGTAGTGCTTGTCGATCAGTTGACCACCGATGTAGAGCTCGATCGAGTTGAACGCACGCTCGGCCACCCAGCACATGTCAGCAACATTGTTGTTGGAAGTCAGCTGGGCTGCCGAAGTCACGGTGGGGGTCAGGGCGACGAACATGTCGCCGACCAGGTCGCCGCTGCGGGACAGGGTCACCGAGAACAGACCACCGTTGCCACCGGCGCCCTGGACGGTCTGCTGGACGGTCTCCATGGCGAAGTTTGTGTGGCGCTTGTAGGCGGCTTGGAAAAAGGTTACTTTGGGCGTACCCGACAGATACACGTCCTGGGCACCAAACGCCACGAGTTGCATGAGAGCGCCACCGGGCATTTTAATATACAGTGCGAAAAAGTTCCAGCTCGAAAATCTCCAACGCTAGTACAAATGGCCTCACGTAACCGCACCCCTATGCCCCCACCCCCCGAGGACGAGGAGCTCGACATGGGCGATGACGAGGAGATGGACGAGGATGATATGGACGAAGGCATGGATATGTTCGAGGCGCTCGGGTCCCTGCTCGCTACTGAGGATGGTGAGACCATCGCTGAGATTCAGAAGCGCCAGGCTGACGCCGCCGAGAAGATCGCCCTGAACATGGAGATGCAGAACAAGATTCTGGTGAAGATTCTTAGCGCCATCACGAAGATGGCGCCTGCGGCTGCCCCGGAGCCACCGTACATCGCTGCTCCCGCTTAAAAAAGTCGCTGCCCTTTCTAGTAATGGCAAGCAAGGCATCCACACAAAAGAAGGCTCAGCAGGACGCTAGCGCCTACCAGAAAGAAATCAACTCGTGGACGCCCCAAGATCTCGCCGCCAAGCTCACCGAGTGCGAGCGTAATTTGCACTTGGATTTGAACAAGGATGACAAGCGCCAGGAAATTTTCAAACTACTCGCGACCAAGTGGCTCCCGGCCAGCCCAGGACGGGACGCCAACGGTCTTCCTGTTGATATCGACAAAGAGGACCTCGAGCGCATGCTTGTGAACAAGCGCCGAATTATCGATATCTGCGGATATATGCTCGCACAGGCCAGCCTTCTTGAAATTTCCAGGACCGAGACGACCGACATCAATGGCGACCCCATGAGCGTCGAGCGCCGCATCAAGCGGTTCAAGGAGTGCTACAAGAAGATTGTCAAGAAGTTTATTGAAAATGATGAAGAACACAAGATGTTCAACCAACCTTTGGCTGAGAATTACGATGTTGATTTCGACATTGGTGAGGCGGCGAGCCCTTACCAGACCCTCCTGATTTACCTGCTCCGCAAGGCGTACGAGCACGGGTTCCGTCGGTACCGTGACCAGTGCTGCAAGGAGATTCGCAACACTCGCGCCTGGAAGCAGATCAAGGAGATCAAGGATTTCGTCTACGACGAGACCCAGAAGGAGGACAATGCAGAGATGTGGATGAACCTGACGAACCGTGGCGGAATGGCCATGGATGTTATCCGTCACTTGAGCAACTGTAAGGATATCCAGTTTGCCGAGATTAAGAAGGATCGGCACGTATGGTCATTTGCGAACGGCCTGCTGGACGCCCGGCCAATGCTCGAGAACCGGGACGAGACGGGACGGCGCAAGTTTACGTTTTACAACTACACGAGCCAGCAGTTCGCAGACCTCGACCCGCTCCTGGTGAGCTGCAAGTATTTTGATCAGCAATTCAACCCATATGACGACGTGGAGGACTGGTACGAGATCCCGACGCCTTTCATGCAGTCTGTTCTTTCGTACCAGAAATTCGATGATGACGTCTCCAAGTGGATCTATGTCTTCATGGGTCGTCTGTGCTTCGACGTGAATGAGCTCGATGGCTGGCAGGTGATCCCCTTCCTCAAGGGTATCGCACGCTCGGGCAAGTCGACGCTGATCACCAAGGTGGCCCGCAAGTTTTACGAGTGCGAGGACGTCTCGACCCTGTCGAACAACATCGAGAAGAAGTTTGGGCTCTCGAGCATCTACAAGGGCTTCATGTTCATCAGTCCCGAGATCAAGGGTGATCTGCAGCTCGAGCAGGCCGAGTTCCAGTCTTTGGTTTCTGGTGAGGATGTGAGCATCGCGCGCAAGAATGAGACGGCCCTGAGCTTCCAGTGGAAGACGCCTGGAATCCTGGGTGGAAATGAGGTGCCGAACTGGAAGGACAACTCTGGGTCGATCCTGCGTCGTCTGGCCACGGTCAATTTTGGTCGTCAAATCGCAGAGAACGTGGCCGACCCACACCTGGATGACAAGCTGGACGCCGAACTGCCTGCGATTCTGTGCAAGTGCCTGCGGGCCTATCTCGACTACGCACACAAGTACGCTGACAAGGACATCTGGAACGTCCTCCCCAAGTACTTCAAACAGGTCCAGAACCAGGTCGCGACCGTGACCAACTCTCTCCAGCACTTTCTGTGCAGCGAGAAGTTCAAGTTCAGTCCCGATGCGTTCGTACCCCAAAAGATTTTCGTCGAGCGGTTCAACCAGCACTGCCGCGAGAACAACCTGGGCACGTTCCGCTTCAACCAGGACTTTTACGCGGGCCCTTTCAGTTCGCGCGAGCTCGAGGTCCGCGTCGATTCGCGCCTGTATAACGGTCAGCCCTTCTCGACGCAGCCATTCATTTTTGGTCTCGATTTCAAACAGGATCAAAATTAAAATGTGAAGAATTAATAGAATGCCGGGGAACACCCCCAGAACCGCGGCCGCCCAGAAGATTCAGCAAATCTTCCGGAGGAAACGCGTTTTTACGAACGCCCAATTGGGGTTCAGCCTCTCCAAGGCGTCCATCACAGCCAAGATTGTCACATTCAAGTTGCCTACGAATTTTCGTTCAGTATTCGAGTCAACTCCCAAAGGCTTCTCCGAGATCACCGGCTACAAGGGCGACTTCAAGAAGCCCGTCGTGCGGTGGGTCGCAGGTCGTGGATGGATCGGTGACGCCGAGGGCGTCAAGAAGATTGTGGCCAAAAAGGGGCAGCAGACGGTCGTCTTGACCGACACTCATTTCGACGTCATGGGCCTCGGGAACTACGAGGCGGCTCTCTTGGCGATCGTGAGAAACGGGTGGGCGCCCCCGCTCCTCATGAAGGCTCCGCCGATCTACAAGAAAATTGATGGAATTTTCTACGTAAATAGGCAGTTTGAGCTCGAAGACCTCAAGGATGAGCTCAAGAAGCTACCCGCATCGATGCTCGACAAGGTGAGCTACACGCCAGAGGTTGGCCTGCCGGTCGTCATCCTCAAGCTCAAAAAGCCCAAGTGGACCTACCAGTTCTTTAAGAACGGCACCGTGATTTTCACGGGTATCAAGGACCCTGCAGACGTTGAGGTTCCAAAGGAACTTTTCAAGAAGTTTTTCACGGAACACGAGGTGGTGCCCTTTTTGGCGATGAAGATGGGTCCCAAGGGCACGTCTCCTATCGGGAAACCCAACAAGGCCACGGGCAAGAAGGAGGCTCTTGCGAACCGGTACCCACTGGTCGCCTCGTGGAACACAAAGCCTCCCATGGGCTTTTACGTGCGCCCGGGCACGAATGGCAAGCCCCGCCTTTACAAGTGGCGCAAGATGGAGCGCAATATCACCACGCGTGAGATGCTCAATCGTGGGGCCATGAACCTCACGGGGGTCGGGCCCAAGGTGGTGAAGGCGTACAAGAATGCGGGCGTGCCCATTCCCAAGGCGACGATGTCCGCCTTTGCGATGGCGGGCCACCCTCTCCAGGTCAACGAGAATCGCAAGAGCGTGACTGGACATGCCGAGCGCCGCGCCCCCTCATGGAACGCGGCCAAGCCCGGATTCTACGTGCGCCCCGGCCCCGGCAAGCAGCCATACTGGTTCGCCGTGCCAAAGGGCCTTGCATCCGGTCGCAAGACTGTGATAAAGGCGTACGCGAGCGCTGGCCGTAACATCCCTGCGGCGGTCCGTGAGATCTTCAGCATCCCAGCCAACGTCAAGACGAACGTCATCAAGGTCGGTAACGAAGAGCTTGCGCCTGGTCTGCAGCACGTCGTGAAGATGGGCCTGAATCAGGTCCTGCGCATCAACAACCGCCAGGCGACCCGCCTGACCAAGGCGGAGCTCCTTGAAATTGCACGCAATATGAACATCGCAGCGGTGAACGCCAAGATGGCACCGGCCCGCCTCATCAGCCTTATCCAAAATAAGGCGGGCGTGTCGAACAAACTGAACCGGAC